GGGTACAGCAGTCCCAGTGGGACAGTTGCCCGAATATTCAGCTTATGCAAGATGTAAGGCTTTATCGGAGCTAGAAACAAGGACAGTCGATTTTTGACTGGTTATCCGAGTTCACACCAGAAAATATACTGGTGGCAAAAGTATAGACTGATATCTTTTTATACCCAATCGATCCTCTCACAACTTCATCATCAAACTCGGGCGAAAACTCTAAATACTTCAGAGCGTCCGCTGATATTTGTGTTGCAGCGTATGAAGGAACCGACTTATAATTCCACGGATGGCCCTTAAGCCTCTTTGGAGTTAGGATATAAGTATCAAAGATTGTTCCACATGCACCGGCCCGTTTCAAATTACGGTTCAAACGTTTTAGAGGAAAGTCACCAAGCAGGTGGCCATCTCCATATCCGTCTGGTCCATAAATGATAAGGTCACTATTGATAAATTCTTTGACAACAGAGGCTAATTCTAGCTCACAGTGTCGAACGAACCAATTGTGCATAGAGAACAAAACACGATCGTTTACCAGAGTCTTTAGGTAAAACGGGCGTATATCAGTACCAAGGAAGAAATCAGCACCGCACGACTCACGAAATGGCCCAGAAGCAAAGGACTTATCGCTGTTAAGCGTAAATCCACAATACTCAAGAACTTCTTTGAGAGAGTCATAAACGGATACGGGGCATATAATATCATCCCCGTAAACGCTGACATCTTCTGTGCTTACATGTAAACTCTCGCATGTTGCTACTGTTAACGCATAAAATATTAGAGACTCAAGTTCGAAAGTATAAGCATTACCCATACTTGAAAACTTCTCTAATAACATATCATGCGCATAACCAGCATGCACTAACCTCACTACCGGAGAACGACACATATCAAGTAGACATGCCCATTCATAGGGTAATAAAGACCACACAAGATTTCGAGAGATAGTATCTGACGCACTGGACAAGTCGATAGTACAAAGTGTACCGTCAACACTCGCCCGGCCCGCCAAACGCTGATTCCTCGTTTGATCACGTAAGTCAACCCCTGCGCGCTCTAACCGACCTTTCATATATGTTCCAATACCTTTCTGGATTAAACCATTAAGTACCGGTTCAACAACGATTGATCGATCAGTTTTGCAGGTTTTTGGTACAAACGCTAACTTCCCAGGAACAATATTCACAGGCACAGTGACAGTTTCATCTGTCTCTGCCACACTATGAGAGTATGTTATAGTTGCCAAATCTTCTAAGAGATGACCTACAAGGGGTATTAGGTTCATGCTACACTCTAGACTGCTCGAAAGCTTTGTTTTTACACAAGCCACGGGCGATTTAGTGCTAGTTGTAGCTCCAGGACCGAACGAAAGGTCTAAAGAGTCGATCGTTGGACAGGCACCAAGAATCTTAACTATTTTGCGTTGGGCTCCATACAATACGGAACCAACGGCCCATTCCGGGCGGTTAAGATCTAAGCGAATATTCGCCAATCGACAACTTTCTTCGGAGTCATAAAACTTAGTTATAGCGACACCCTTCTTATCAATCTTCAAATCAAGAAAATCCTGTTTTTGCAGGAACGCCTGTATCTGTCGAGCGTAGAGGAAGTCGTCACTAGAAAAGGCCCAATTATAATCAATTTTAAAATTAATTAGGTCTAGGTACCGATGATCACGATACAGATTATACATCTGCCGTGTCAAAGGTCCTCCTAAGTTAAGACACACCCTGGATAGCTTACCTATGATATTAAGAGACTGAGCACAGGTACGGTTTTGTATATAAGTCATTTTTGTTCTCCAATAAGAGAATAATTTAATCTCTCGAGGATACCCGAGAGGACTAACAAACTTAATCTAACTTGCTTAAGGTTAAATTAATTCGGTAAGATAAGACCATTGAACAAGGTCGGAACTGGAGCGGAGCTCCCTTTCCAGCCATCACCTGCCGCAGTATTGGCCAACGTGCCAGTTGCTGTAGTAGATGTAGCGCCTTGAACGATACCTATCGCCATACGCAGGGCGTTCATGCGGTCCGCAATTGTTGAACGTTTATCAGCGAACATTGTTATGATCACTGGTGTAACGTATGCAACTTTTGGCGGCGCGACGTATCCTGCGGATGTACCGGACGCACCTAAAGTCTCCATCGTAGGAACCTCTAGCTTCACCGTTATTTTGTAACCACCGTTCTTCTGTTTATCCACAGACATGTACAACCGAGGTTGTCCATCCAAAGGAATAGAAGCATCATTGGCTCTCCAAAAAGGAATCGGAGTATCAGTGATGGGTACGAGTGTCCACTCTTTAGGAGTAGCGGCGTCGTCTTTCACGAGTAAATTCGTTTGTGCTGACATTCAAGTCACCTTTAATAAAAGTTATTTAGCTGGTCAAGGAGGCCAGAATCCGTTAATTAAAATTAATGTTCTTTAAAACAAACCACATGTGGCAAAAGCTAAAAATGCGATAAATTACCGAGAAAACCTCCACGGAGTAAATCGGCACTTTTATAAAACGGCCTAATTTGATTCAGTAACTGTTGTTCCTGTTTCTTACTAGACGCGCGTTCTTTTGTAACTAGTTGGTGAAGCAAGGCGATCGCATTTTTTACGTGCTCCGGACTTGCAGCAGCATCCAAAGTTTTGATATTAGGAAGCGGTATATCAAGGGCTCGAAAACCCGTGCCTACCGTCCGTTCTACCCAAACCTGGTTTCGTGTTGATACGCATCCGCCGTAATTGGCCTGATCCGTCACGATTCCAGAGGCGCCGGAACGATTCTTAACTTTCAAAATCATCCAACGGCCCTTTAACTGAGGAATTATATTCAGTGCGTCCAAGTACGTACTAATTGGAATAAACCAATCAATTACAAACGTCCAAGGAAGCCCTTCCCAAATAATACCCAAAGGATCCTCAAGACCCAGTGAGCGTGAATCGGAAAGTTCCTCCGTCCATTCATACCAAATACGTTGTTTAAGCGTGGTGGCATGACGCCATTCCCAGTTATAGGGACTAGCGGGAGGTTCTGTCTTTTGCTGAGCTCTAAATGTGCCGGCTGTTAGAGTACCTGATCTTCTTTTGCTAGTAAGCCTATCATAAGCTTGCATCGCGGAGAAAGTGTCATGTATCAAAGGGAGCCAGCCATATTGGAGTTCCAACCAACGACCAGAAAGGTCATAATTAGGCCTCTTAGTCGTAACGTTTTTAACATTTAACCGACGAGCCGCATAGGCAAAGTCACCTCGCTTCAAATCGATTAATGCACCACCAACAGTTTTTAACCTTTCGGTCACTAAATTAACTGTCTGCCTCCCCTCAACGGCAAATTTGCCCACGTGAAAATCGTGGTCTTTTACCTTCGAAGCGAGTTTGGCTAGTAATTTAATGGTATCGTTGGATTCCCAGTCAAGCGGAGACACTGCGTAATGATCAGTAACATAGTTAAAGTCATAACGAGAGTCCTTTTTCGCAGTCGTGGTATCCGAATTCATCGTGTAGGCATTCCACCTTTCACGCTGAACTCCGTTAACGGTATCGTATTTTCCGTCACTCCCCTGCCAGTTCTTATAGTTATAAGGCCAAGCGCCGAGAGTTCCGGTAGTACCTGTTGTCATGGCCTACCTCCATCAGGAGATAGATTTCCTGCACCATTATAGTACAGACCGTTCTCAGATTGAGACGGTGAACCGAATAGTTCTCTTGTGAAAGAGGACTGGGGATTCGGTAATTCCCCATCATACATCCTGTATACACCATAACCAGATGTTAACACCATACACACAGAGGCTAGCACAATCAATAACGTATAAAGCATTGAAGAAATATCCAATACTTTTCCGTTAAAGACAACTACTAGCATTTGAGTAGGGACGTTGATATTTAAAAGAGGCTTATTATTCACGGGGATCTCCAAAGTTATAGGGGAACTCCAACCATGGATTCATTTTCTTAAAATCAGCACTAGGAGAGCGGGGTTCGACCCCGTATTCTCCAAGAAGAGTGATGTTTGTAAAGAAAATCGTGCGAAGAGCATTAAACAACTCATTAACACGTTCATCATTAAGAGTACCAGCCGCTGCGTGTTCACATAGATCATACATGAACACTAGACGACTAATACTCAAGACAAAACTACGACGTTTTGTTACTTGATGTGAAACCATAGCAAGCCTCCAGGTTAGTGGTG